GGGCTTCGTAGGAATCGAGCTTTTTGGCCTGCTCCGGGAGAACGCGGTCTTTGTTCAGCCTGCCGGTCCCAGTGCTCTTTGCCTCGAACATCACCGCGCGGCCGCCGAGCATGACGCCTTTGAAGTCTGGTTCCGCCTTTTTGGTGTAGACTGCGCGGAACTGGCCCGTTTTGTTCGGCTGGCTTACCGGCCGCATGGGCTCCGGTGTCTTGCTGATGTCCGCGCGGCCTGCCTCCGCCAGCCGGGTGCAGGATGCCTCGATTCTCTCCTCGAGCTGCCCGCCCTGCGCGCGGCTCCGTGCTCCCTGCAATGCCCGGAGCGGGTCCTTTACCGCGCCGCTCATTCGAGGTAGCCCTGCTGGCGGGCGAACTCTTCGATTTTGTAGGCGGTCGCGCTCTTGATGCCCTTGCACTCTCCGGCGTTGAGCTGCTCGAGGAGCTGTGGCAGGGTCTTGCCCGGGGCCGGGGTCGATGCGCGCTGGGCCTCTGCTTCGGAGTAGCCGGTGTTGTAGGCCTCCTCCCGGATGTGGTCGATATGCTCCACGAGCTTCTCGTCGGTCATCTTGCGCAGCTTCACCGCGCGCTCATGTACGTTCTTCTCCTCGCCGGTCATCCGACAGTTTCTTTTCTTCACTGGTTTTCCTCCCTTTCCAAACGCTTGCACCGGCCGTTGTTGTAGGCCATGCACTTCTTTTCCGAGCACCAGCCGAAACGCTCTGTCGTAATCTCGGTACGGCTGGTCCATGAATAGCTGACCTCCCGCTTGGTGCTTTTCTTGTACGGGCAAAACATACCGTCATCGCTCATTGTGCTGCCTCCTCTCAAAGATTCACGTGGAGCGGCTGCCCGGTCGCAAGTTGCCGGTGAACGAACTCCCGCTCGAGGCAGTTGCTCACCATAACAAGGGCTTGCAGCTCTCCGGGGAGAATCTTGCTGTCAAGGTAGAGCCGCTCAATTTCCGGCTCCCGTGCGTGGAGCTCCCGGATGGCCGCCTCTGCGTCCTCCCACTCGGTCAGGTCGTGTAGCTCGCCGAGCGCCTTGTCGAACTCACTCTTTTCCGGCATTGCTGGCCCCTTTCCGCAGCCATTTGGCCGCTGCGCTCATAAGGTTGCTGTACGACTTGACCGTCATTCCCATAACGCTGTCTCCGATGCGGTAGCAGTAGGCGTAATCTCCCAGCACGTCGAGCTTTTTGGCAAGCTCCTCGGGAGTAGCATTGTCAAAATTCACCGTGTGGGTTTCTTCATGCTCTCTGCACTCTGCCTCGCTGTGAAACTCAAGGCCACAGTGCTCGCAGGTATAAATATCAATGCTCCGGTGATTCATCCTTGCTGCCCTCCTGCTTTGCTGCCTCTTTGTCCAGATTGTCCTTGAGCCGGTCGAGCTTGTCCCATACGATTTTCGTAATGTTCATCAGCTCATGGGGGTTAAAAATCGCAAAGAGCTGCACCAGCATGATGAAAACATCGGCGATTTCCTCCTCGATGTTCGAGCACACCTCCTGCGTCTCCCGGTTGAACGGGGTATCATACTTGCGCTTGCACTCCTTGAGCTTGCAGAGGGCTTTGGTGAGCTCCGACATTTCCTCCACAGCCTTGGTGAGTTGGGCGTCCTTGCCGTAGGTTCCGATGGCGCGGTCGATGGTCCGCAAGCCCTCCGGCATAATCTCCGGGATGCCTGCATCCTCGTAGTGCTTGAGCTTGTCGCGCAACGAGGCAAGAGCCCACGAGAGGGTGTAATGCTCTGCCAGCAGACCCTCGATGGTCTCCGGGCCGTCAAACAGGTGCTCACACAGGGTCATGTCGAACTCCTCCGGCGTTCCCTCGGTGTCAATATCTGCGTTGTGCGCCTTGATAAGCTGCTTCATGTAGTCGTTGAGGCTGATGCTCCGGCTGGGCATCTGCACCCAGCCGTCCTCGCCGCGCACGAACAGGTTGAGAGCCTGCTCGTAATTCCCGTCCGGGGTGTCGGTTGTCATTCTTCTCTGCGGAAACATAAATTTTATCCTCCAATTTTCAAATTTGATGGTTAAAGATTGAAATATGCTTAAATCATTTTCATGTGATTTTAAGTTTTGGGCTGCCGCTTTTCATTTTTGAGGCGTTCCAGCCGTTCGTCCTCTTTTCTGCCGGACCACTCGAGGATTTCGAGTATGAGGGCCACGAGCCCTGCGCCCAGCAACGCAAACCCTATCGGAACAATCCACTCAAACAGGATATATTCGTTCATGGCATTTCTTCCTCCTCTTTTATCGTCATGTCGATTTTTTGGAGCGAAGATACCTCAACTGAATCTAACCCACCGTGCTGTACCAGCGCGTTTAGCAACTTGAACTCTCTCGCAAGTTTTCTCTTTGCAGGAATGCCAGTCTTTCCCTTTGTCGTTTCGTAAAGGGCATCGGCCAGCAGGCGAACTTCGTACTTTGACAAATCCACGGTTGCGGAGCCACTTCTTTTGACCGTGATGTCGCAGCTCTCTAATGAGCAAATTCTCATGCCTGCCCGTCCTTTGCCTGCAAACCCTCGTCGATGACACCGAGGTCATAGCCGCTCTGGACGAACTTCATGCACAGCTCGTGGTTGATACCGTTGCCGAGGTTGGTGTAGATGTACTCTATCTCCTCCGGCGTGAAATCGGTATCAAGCAGCTTGTTGATGCCGTCGAGGTGTTCTCTGCATAGCGGCTTGGTGAATCCCTTGAACGCGAACCGCGAAACGCCCTCGATAACCTCCGCCTTAAACTCGTCCGGGGTGCTGCAGTGGTTGAGGTTGATGTATGTGTTCGTCCTCGGTACGAGAATCAACTCGAAGTTCATGGTGACGTAGGCTTTCGGGAAAGCGCGTTGAATTTTTCCGCACCACGGGGCCGCGAACGGTCTAAACCACGGCAGCATATAGCTGCGGAGCTCCTGCTGGCTGACTGCCGGGGCGTCCTGGATGTGGTCGATGCAGCACTCGATGGCCTCCCGCTCTGCGAGGCTGTCCGCCTCCTCGAGCCAGCCGTTGAATACACGGATGATTTCCTCTGCGTTAATCGGTTTCATATTGCTCCTCCGTTTCATCCTCCATCTTGAACCCGCAGACCGGGCAGAAGTTCCAAACCCAGCTGTCGAAATCGCTTTGCGAAATTTTGGCCTTGCAATGGGTACAGCAAATTGCCGGTTCCTCGTGACTGTCGTTTTCATCATCGACGATGATAAACTTCAATTCCTTGTCCTTCACCCACTTGGCATGACCGCGCAGGCTCTCTGGGTCGATAATCGGCAGCTTTTCCAAGTCCTCAATCTCGTCTTTCATCGCCTCTGCAAGAGTGAGCGGCTCGCAGCAGGATTCGTGGTCTAACAAATCCGCTTTAAGTTCTTCGAGAACTGGGTTAATGTCAACGATTCTTTTTTCTGCCATTCTTTATAGCCTCCTTTACAAACTTCAAGGCGCGTTCCTTGAGCGGGATGCGCCAGCAGAGCCTCCCTTTCCCGGCGTTCAGATTGGAGGTCACCAGCATAACGCCGACGACCTCGATTTCGTCGCACTCTTGGTGCTTTGCTCGCCCGGCCTCGTGTCCGAGGAACTCCGCCTCTTTGGGGTCGTCCGCCATAACCGAAACGGCGAAGTAGCGGGTCGAGCTCTCTGCCCTGCCCTCAAGAAACACATCATATCTCGGCATTCATGGCCTCCTCAATATCATCAAAACTGACCTGTCCGGGAAGTACGCCATCCTCAATCCACCAATGAAAAACGTCTCGCCCTGTTTCCCAGTTGTCCGAGAATATCTTTCCTCTGTTCTCGACGCACTGTTTTCGAGCCTCCACCATCCTGTCAAATGCTGAAATATACATTTTTTCATACGCAGGCCAGCGAACAAACTCGCGTTGTCGCCCCCCCTGCCAGCCATAGGGCATCCGACGCATCCAACACGCTTTTGTCCTTCGCAATACAGCGGATTGACAGAGAGGCGTTCGGCGTTCATGTAGTCCCACACATCTTCATCAGACCAGTCGATAATCGGGTTGACAGTCATCTTTCCTTTGATGGCGCAAGTTTCAAAAAGCTGTCGCTTTTCGCTGTTGTCCGCCATCATAACAATTCGCTTTTCTTTATCGCGGTGGTTAATTTCCATAATTCCACGATTCAGCTTTCTTTGCGTCGATTCAGCCCATCTCACCCCCGTCGCAATGAATCTATTGTGTCCTGTGGTCTCTTTCAAAACCGCGCAGCAGTATCTCATAATGCGCGTTGGGGGGACGAGCTTCTGCGGTATAAGCGTCCACATAGACACCGGCTTTCCCTTGTACGTCGGCATAATTATGGTGCATTTTATCCCGCGTTCTTCAAGCTCTTTGAACCTGTCCCGGATGAAATAGACTGTCTCTGGCGCATCTGCGGTAGTGTGGCTGTTGACAACTTCAAAATTGATTCCAGCACGTTCGGCCAGTGCCACAAGCACCTGAGAATCCTTACCGCCGGAGTACGTGACCATCAAGGGCCTCTTATACCGATGCTCAGACAGCCGCGCAGCGTCCTGCAACCTAGCGATAGCAAGCTGCTCTTTATCCATTGGTTTCCTCCTCGTACTGGTGAACATCGACAAAGATGGCTTTCTTCCACGGGAGTGCGTTGTACGCCGCCCGCGTCTCCTCCTCCGTCATGTTGTCCACCAGCTCCGGGTCATAGCGTTCATAGAGTGGGTCGTTCATCTCGGAGATGTCGTCCTCCCGGTAGTAGGTTCTTTCGTTTCCGATGATGTACTCCTGAATCCCGCTCGCTCCCCATGTTCCAAGCCAGCAGTAACAGTCATCGCCGCCGACAACATCACCGTCTACACAGGGGATGACCGGGAGCTCCGGGTTTGCTTGCATGAGCTTGAGCAGCTCCTCGAGCTTTTCGCTCTGTTTCATGTTGTCCCATCCTTTCTTTCTGTCTGTGCCGCGCTGTCCTCCCGTCTGGCCTCCGCCATACAGCCGATGTAAACGGCCGCCAGCGGCAGGGAGATGACGAGGGCTGCGCCCGTGAGCCAGTTCGAGGCTGCTGTGAGCCACTGTTCCAGCTCTGTGAGTGCTGCGTACATGATTCTGCCTCCTACCTGAATTTCTTCTTGAAACTGCGAACGATAGCCCGGTGCGTCCACCTCCGGCAATAGGGGTTTCGGACGCTCCCGTCGTACTCCTGTTTCATCTTCTGGTATGCCGCCTTGTTCTCCGCGTACCGTTCGCAATAGTCGTGGCATCCCGGGTGTCTGTCCGGGCACTCTTTCGGGCAGATAGTCATAAGCCGAGCATGACGCTGGCCCGTTTCCGGGCGGCCGTCATGGTTTCGTCGTACTTCGCCGCGCTGTACACCGCGAGCGGAGCCACGGTCT